TCCTTACAGAGATACAACTAAATAACAACTGAATACCGAAACCCATTACAGGAAAAATGAAAGGCGCAAAATGAATACCGAACACGCTACATACCCATTCGATACTGAATCGGTGTATTGCCAAACACATCACGCCGTTGAGCCAAGAATCAAAGGCGTTCATTACTCAGAGATTCTTCTTACTCTCAATGATGTTGGAATGATGAATCTCGATACAGATGAGGCGAAAGCCAAAATCGCAACTATTCGTGAGTTCGTATCGCTACTACAAGCGCGTTTAACAGAACGCGATTCATACAAAGCACCTGCCGTAGCAGGTATCGCAAGCATTGAAGACGATTTCACATTCCTTCAATGGGTTCTTGTCACTCGTGAATTACTTTGGAACTAGGAGATAACAATGAATCCAATGTATGACTTCACAAGAGAAGAGATTGGCTTTATCCAAATGGGAATAATGGCAATCGCACAATCAACAAGACAAGCGGTGGAAGAGAGTGATGTAGAGCCACCTGACGGCTTTGTTGAAACTCTCGCCTCTGTTGTCGAAAAGTTAAACGAAGTAATCAAACTACGAATCGCTAATGAAGAACAGTTTGATTCACTCATTGAAACACTTACTGATGTAGAAAATAAATCTCAATCAGTAATTAGCAATCCCGATTCACGATGTAGAAAATAAATCTCAATCAGTAATTAGCAATCCCGATTCACCTATCAACGAATACAACTAATAAACAATCACCTAGAGAAAGAAAGATAATGACTACAAACTACGGCGCACTAATCGTGTCACAACCTGCTGATGTATCAGTTACTCGTCAGGTATTTATCGCAAACTTCAACGACTCGGTTGTTACTCGTTGGAGATTCACAAATGGTAAGCAAGGCAAACAGAACGCGTGGCAAGAGGGCGCGTTTCAATTCGATAGTGGCGAGCAATTACTTGGCGAGCCTGTCGCAATTCCTGTTTCACCTAATGACATTGAAGATTTCAATGACAATGGTTTTCCACGAGTGCTAATACAGAAACTAATTCGTAAGCACTCTCTATCAGACCAAACACTCGGTGATGAAGCAATCGTTGTTGCTGATTCACTCTTTGATACTGTAAAGAACAATCCTTCTGCTCTTGGTCAGTATTACACCGACAATCGTGGGCAACGCGCTACAAAAGGTTCTGTTGTATCTCACGATTCAGTTATCCGTATTCAACCTGTGACTACACAGATTGCTCAATCAGTTGCGATTGAAGAGCGTTCGCTATTCATTCCAAAGATTGAAGAGTTCTCTCACTACATTCAACGCACATTCGCTGGTGATGTTGATGAACTCACTATGTATCAGTTCGCATTGAAGAACAAACTCAATGTTCTTCTTTACGGAGATGCTGGAACAGGTAAGACTTCATCTTCAATGTGGATTGCTTCATTACTTGGCGTTCCATACTTTGCGATTCCTTCTAACTCTGCTCTCGATTACACACAGATTGTTGGCGGTTATGTTCCAAATGCCAATGGTTCTTTATCGTGGGTTGATGGCGCAGTAACGCGTTTAGTTCGTAATGGTGGTGTTCTTCTTATCGGTGAAGTAAATACACTCGCTAAGAATGTTCAGCAATTCTTAATGCCACTTCTCGACTATCGCCGTTCAATTACAATCATGGAGAATGGCAACGAAGTAATCAAGGCGCATGACAATCTCTTGATTATCGCTGACATGAATCCAAACTATCGTGGCACTTCATTACTTAACGAAGCATGGAAAGACCGCTTCGAGATTAAGTTGAATTACAACTACGACAGAAGCATTGAGAAGAAGATTCTTAAATCAGAATCATTACTCGAACTTGCTTATGGCATGAGGTCACGCTCTCGTGGTGCTGATGAAGTTGCTATTACTGATAGCAACACAATCTTCGATACACCTGTTTCAACTCGTATTCTCAAAACCTTTGAGAAGTTAGCGACAGGTCTTAACTTTGATTTCGCTTGCGAAGTCTTTGTTAATAACTTCGACCAAAACGAACGCCCTGCCGTTCGTATGTTGTTAGAAGCAAATGCTTACAATCTAAAAGAAGATTTAGGCATTACAAATGTTGTTAATAACGAATCTGTAATTGGTTAGGAAACCATGACACTTCCATTCATTGAAGAGTTCGCTAGTCGGGCTCGCAAACTCCAAGAGGAAGAAGATGAGCGCAATCGCCAACGCGTTGAGCGATTGACTCGTTACTTTGCTCGCGTTAATTCGGCTCTGACTTTCAGACCGATTACTGTCAAAGTTGAACACGCTTCACTCAACGCACCTGCTTGGTCAGGTGCTAGTGATGTTGTTCTTAACTCTCGTTTAATCAACGACCTAAATAATGGTGTGAGTGTTGCGAATCTTCGTGGTCTTAACTTCCACGAGTTGTCACACATTCTCTATACGCCACGACAAGGTTCAGAGATTGTTACTTGGGTTAAAGAGAACGACTTGTTCAAGGCGTTTAATGCGTTAGAAGACCAGCGCATTGAAACACTCTTTACTTCACGATTCCCTTCAACTGTTGATTGGTTCGTAGTAACGATTGCGACTTACTTTGTTAATGACGAAGATTCATTCAAGACTTCGTATCCATTACTTCGTGGTCGCAAATACTTACCGCTAGAGATTCGTGAAGAATCGCTACGACTATTTCCTTATCAGGATTTAGTTGCTGAGATAACTGAAATCGTTGATGAATACAGAACACTTATTTATCCACGAGATACAGAACGCGGTAAAGAACTCATTGAACGATTCAACAATCTGTTACCAAAGACAGGTCACGATAACGGCGATAGCGGTAATGGTGGCGAAGGTGGTAATGGAGAGCAGAAAGTTCGTGATTACTCTGACCTTGCTGATTGGGAAAAAGAATTACTAGGGCAACAAGACCCTTCTACTAATTCCAATGGCAAGGGTGACATTATTCTTAATTGCCCAATGGGTCATGGTGAGCGACCAACAGAAGGCATTGAGTCTTCGATTAACTCGCGCCCACAACCTGCCAAGCAACAGACACGCGATAGCGAACGCGCTAAACAATTAGACAAGACCACGATTGACGAAACTAAATCGCAATCACAATCTAAGTCTGATTCACAATCGCAATCGCAATCACAAGAGCATGGTGGCAATTCTGCTGGTAATGACACAACCAAAACAATCGCAATTCTCAATACTGCTATCACAGACATTCTTGATAAGGATTCTGTTCGTCAGGAGATTGAGAATACGATTCGTATTGTTAATGGTCAATCAGCATTATCTACTAACAAATTAGAAGAACCTGAACTCGCAAAGTATCGCGCCGTTCTTCCTGATTCCAAGACACAATCTGCTTCGCTTTCATTCGCTCGTGAGTTAGAAAGATTGAAAGCAAAGTTTGACCCTGCTTGGGATAAATACGAATCTCGTGGCAAATTAAACGCCTCACGCTTTATGCGTGGTGATGATTTAGACACAGTATTCGACCAATGGAATGAGGGCAGAGAAGACGCTACTGAAATTGAGTGCGTTATCGCTCTCGACAATTCAGGTTCAATGGGTGGAGATAAAGCGACTAATGCTTATCGCGCCATGTATGCGATTAAGTTCGCACTCGACAGAATCGGTGCTAATTGCTCTGTCATTGTTTTCAATTCCTATACAACAACTTTGTATCGCGCTACTGATAAGGCGAACAACTCTGTTAGGGATTGTGGAACAACAGGTGGCACTAACGCCGAGTATGCCGTCAAATACGCAACCAAACTTCTTGCTGAGTCACAGAAGCCTGTAAAACTTTTCTTCGCCATTACTGACGGCGAATGGAGTGACACATACCTTTGTGACCCTGAGATTAAGAAGATGAATAATGCTGGCGTTCTTACTGCGTTCGCATACATTCCTGAACAACACGAATCAGTTGAACTAACTCACGAGAAGGCTCACTTCTGCGAAGTTGGTGCGGTGATTCGTAATCCATTCGACCTTGTTGGTATGGCTCGCACAATCGTTCGTAATGCGATTGGCAGAAGAGTTGTATCCAACTAACAAATGTCACTCTCTAGGTGACAAGTGTGGGGCGTATCTACCGAGATTTATACGCCCCACATTCCAAATACAAATAAACAAATACAAATAAGAAAGAGAGTAATACAAATGAAGTTCTCCGATTTAATTGCTGGACATGATTACGCAATCATTCCGTCATGGCAATACTCATCACGACACAAGAAAGACCCGAATCAAGTTCGCAAGGGTGATGTTGTAAAAGCAAATCTCGTGTCATTAACAAAGTATGAATACAAAGTTCATAGGTCACATCAACCTGATGATTCAGGATTCGTTAAAGCAAAACAGGGAGAGCGTGCGGTTGGCTATCTCGTTACTGCTACCGAAAACAATCAAACTCTGTATTGGCTCGCACGACCACAAGACATTGTTGCGTTGTGGGCAACTCTTGAACCACGCTGGAACGAAGAGGAACGCCTAGAGCGAGAAGAGCGCAAGCGAGCAGAGCAAGAACAACAACGGCGCGAAGAAGAACGCCGTATTGCTCAGGCAAATAAAGAGCGTATGGAAACTTCTTTGCGTGACACATTGACAGGGATTCTTGGCAATCGTGTAACTCCACAAACAGTTCAGTTTGATACAAACAACATTCGTCATTCAGACGGCAACTACAAAACTGTTGCGGTTGTTCAACTTGAACTATCACTCATTGAATCTCTTATCGAGAAAGTTCTTGAAGCGAAAGACATGGTGGCGTAATGGCTAATACATACGAAGTAGATAATGGCGTTGTTACCGCAACGCCAATTATTACTAATGAATCTTTTTATTTAGAAAGATTCAAGAGAAAGATAATTGACGGAAATTGGTTGAATCATGGTCGGATTGTTGATTCTGATTACTATTGTGAAATCTATAAAGGATTCGCAATCGTTGTGTGGAAGCGCGAGTTCTCCACTCCAACAAACGCAATCACTACTTGTAAATACGAGTCATTCGTTTGGGAAGTCGGTGGTTTCTTCGACCACTTAGACAATCTTGGGTGGCTTGCTCAGGGGTGCGTTACAACAGGTTGGGGCTCACCCAATCTTGAAACGGCTCTAAAGAAAGTTCGTAAGAAGATTGACTTACTTGCTCTTATCTACGCAAACAAAGATGAGTTGCGAGCATTGTCAATCACTTATCGTCAAAGTATTCGCCATGATGAAGAGCCTGTATTTAACGCTGGTATCGGTGATGTTGTTGCGATTCGTGCCTTTGGTAGAACACGACTAGGCAAGATTGTCGCAACGACAGGAAGCAGATTCATTGTTTCTTACATGACTCCTAGTAATGCTACTGATGTTCATTACAAAACTTTGCCATTAACTCACTTGTATCCAAAGGAGATAAAGCCATGAGTAAAACAAAATTAACTCGTAGAGGTTGGGTTGTTCTCGTAATCATTCCTGCCACTCTTTTACTTATCCTCATGTCATACATAACTCGTGATGTTTGTTATGTGGGCGATAGACCATACGCAAACTTTCTCGGTTATGGCTCATGCCAAAAGATGATAGATGAGGTGGTGAGTAAATGAAAAAGTTAGTAATTCAATTTGAGTTCTCAGATGATGTTACTTATGACGAAATAGTTGATGAAGTAACACGCATTAAGTATCCGTTATACACAGATGTATCTTGGACAATCTTGGAGAGAAAGTAATGACAGTTCTTACTCTCTTTAGAAAGAACTCAAATCAACAAGCGCACCTTCACCTAAGTTCGTGTCGGTGTCGTATCAGTAGTAAGCATTATGAATTAGCAGGGTCATTCCAAACTCTTGATGAAGCCCAAATGGTTTGGCAGATAAGGAATGACTACGGAACTGTGTTCCACAACTGTTTAATTAACTTTGTAGATAAGAATGGAAGGAGAGTTTAATCATGGGTTATGTAGAAGCAATCAGAGTTACCCCTGACCAATTATCGCTTTGCGATTCTTGTAATCAGGAAGGATTGACTACATCAGGGCGTGACATAGTTGATTCGTATGGCGTTTCAATTATGTGGTTCTGTTTTAACTGTGTTAATCGAGTTCTCAACTAGGAGAAAAAAATGAATACAAAAGTTTGTAGTCATTGTAAAAAAACAAAATCACTTACTGCTTTCAATCGTAAGCGTTCTACTCGTTCGTTACTTGGTAACACGCAACCTTATTGCCGACCCTGCCAAAGCGAGCGACAGAAGGCTTACTATCGAAAGAACACTCAGGCTCAATTACAAAGAATGTATAAGAACCGAAGACTTCGTAAGAAAGAGATTCATAAGTTCTTATCCAATTACTTTGCTAAACACACCTGCGTTGATTGTGCCAAGAAGAAAACAAAAGTTAAGAAGTTACTTCATGGCAAAGTTCCAAACTCAACAATCAAACAGGTGTTAAAGGTTATGGATTCAGACATTCGTAATCTCACCTTCGACCACTTACATACAAGAGGAAAGAAGGAACACACAATCGCTGACATGATTCGTGACATTCAACCATTACACAAGATTAAAAAAGAAATACAAAAGTGTGTAGTGCGTTGTCATAATTGCCACGACATTATTACTGTGAAGCGTTCTCGTAATTGGAGATACCACGCTCACAAACAATTAACTAAATAAATAAATGTATCGAGTGAGGGTCAAAGCGATTGACCTTGTAGGTTCATTCATTCCCTACGACCTTCTCAATGCTAAGAGCAACCATGACCACTCGTGGGGCTTACAGAACTCCTTTCGACCACGCGTTGCGAGTTGTATCTGCCCTCACTCGATTCCTATTACAAAGAAAGGAGTTAGTTATGCCAAATTGGTGTTCTAACGATTTAACAATCATTACAAAGACCCCGAAACAATTTACAAAGTTGATTCAGGGCATTACAAACAATTCAGACCAACCATTCGACTTCAATCGAATCATTCCTGTTCCACAAGAACTTCTTGATTCAACTTCTCCAAACAAAACAAATCCGCAAGAGATGATAGATAAATACGGACACGCTGATTGGTATGACTTCTGTTGCTCTAAGTGGGGAACTAAGTGGAACGCTTGTGATGTTGAAATGCGACTTGAATCTCCAACAGAAGTTTCAATGTCTTTCAATACCGCATGGTCACCGCCAATTCCTGTCATTGAAGCGATTGCTCAGAAGTATCCATTCGCTGAAATAACTCTTTCCTTTTATGAAGAAGGCATGGGTTACGCTGGTGAAGTTTGTTATCGCAAAGGCGAATTAGTTTATGAAGAAGAAAAGGAAACAGATTGTGAATGGAGAATTGAAAAGTGGGGCGAGTGTTCTGAGTTCTGTGAAAGTTGTGGAACTTGTGATTGCGATTGTGGTTGCGAATCAACGACACAACAAACCATTTGTAAAGATTGTAATGAAGGAATACACAAAAACAACAACGACAATAACGAAGGAGAAATAAAGAATGACGAAGAAAATACGGAAGACAAGTCTTCCCTCATCACAACCAAAGAGAGCGACTAACAATCCTGTCTTTAATCTCAAAGTTCCTATGGCTCGTGATTACGACAAAACTCCATGCCAACAGAACGACCCTGAGATTTGGTTTCCTAGTGGCGAAACCTTGCCCGAAGACATTGAAAAGATTTCATTAGCGAAATCTTTGTGTTCTCAATGCCACGATTCAACAAGGTGTCTTTCCTTTGCGGTAACGAATCGGATTCGTTATGGGATTTGGGGTGGCACTACCGAAGATGAGCGACACAAACTAATTCGTAGAGCCGAAAGGAGTAAATCCAAATGATTAGATACAAAGCGATTGTGGAAGTTGTAACTACACATTCTGTATTTGTTTATGCGCCTTCCGAAGAAGAAGCGTATGAAGAACTAAACAACATGGACTTCTATGACGAAGACACCGCAATAAAAACTTCTATGACAGTTGTAGAAGTAGAAAGTGACGGATTCTAATGGTTAATACATTCCTGCCTTATCCCGACTTTGTTAAGTCGGCTCAGGCTCTCGATTACAAACGACTAGGCAAACAACGCGTTGAGGCGTATCAGATACTTCGTGCGCTTCGTGGCGAAACAAAAGGTTGGCGTAATCACCCTGCCACTAACTTGTGGCGTGGTCACGAGAAGTTACTTTGTGAATACGGAATCGCAATCTGTAATGAATGGATTGCTCGTGGATACAAAGACACAATGCGTGAAAAGTTTGTAGCACTTCATTCAATGTATCCTGATTGTGAATTACCAAAGTGGTTTGGCAATCCAAACTTTCACAATTCACATCAGAGTAATCTGAATCGCAAAGATTCAACTTACTATCACTTCAACATTGAAAATGATTTACCTTACTTGTGGTTCAACAATGAGTCACAACAACTTTATGTAAAGGAAACAAAGTGAAAGAGAATCAAGAATGGCTAACGAACGACCAAGTAAGCGAGTTGTTAGGATTAAAGTATTCAACTCTTTACACTTATCGAAGAAGAAACACCCTTCCCGAACCCGATACATACATAGGAAGAACTCCTGTGTGGAATCGAAAAACAATCGAAGAGTGGAATCACAATCGGAAAGAATCAGAAATTGAATTAGTTACTGATGAAGTTACTAATTCACAAAACACATAAGCGAATAACTCAACTCGTCTAATCTGCTTAGTCACTATGACTAGACCCTCAATCCGTATCAGGATTGGGGGTCTTTTTCATGCCCGCTAAGTTACTCGTGAGTAGAGGGGGCTTCGGATTTGCGCTAGATGTTACTCGTCAGTAACTTAGGGGTCATTAAGTTACTCACGAGTAGAGGGGGCTTTCGTGGCGTATGTGGTCAGGCGTGGCGCACGCTTCACAGGCTATTACAGGCAGGGCTCTAAACGCCTGTCTGCTGGCACTTGGGGCTCTGAGAGTGAGGCTCGGTATCACGCCCTACGCATGGAGAATGGGGGCTCAGAGAGCCCTTCAAGGGCTAATTTGACCCTTTCTGAGTATGCCGAGAAATGGCTCAGAACCGCCGAATTACTGCCTATCACGAAAAAGGGGTATGAATCCCTTTGGGGCAGGTATCTAGCCCCTCAAATCGGCTCTAAACGCGTTTTTGAGGTATCCACGCTTGAAGTCCGAGAACTCTTGGGCGAACTCAGGGCTCAGGGCGTGGGGGGTGCGACTTTGGCTCAGATTCGAGCGTGCTTGGGGTCGCTCTATAAATGGCTCATAGAGGGGCAAATAGCCCAAACCAACCCAACTCAGGGCATAAAGGTCAAAGTGGGCAAATCGGACATTACCAATGTAGTAGAGCCCGACGAGTTCAAGAAGATTGTGGGTCACTTACCAACAGAGGGTGCGAGATTGTTCGCCAAGTTCCTTGTGGCTTCGGGCGCACGCTTTGGAGAAGCCACAGAGATTCGATTAAAAGATTTTAATTTCAATACAAAAGAAGTTTTTATTCAGAGGCGCGTTAGTGAGTTAGGCAAAGCACGCAACAATGGAAGTAGATTCCTAGTCGTTGATGCCACCAAGTCAGGTTACAAGAGGTCAGTTGTATTGCCCGAAGCCCTGTTACTAGAGATAAAGGCGTTTGTCAGGGCAAATCGAATAGCAAAAGAAGAGTTAGTCTTTGAGAAAAGCAAAGTCATACCAAAAGGTAAAATTAAAGATTCTCGTGGCACAGCAAAGTCTTCACGACCATTCGTGAAAGACGGAAAACTGTTCCAACATGGCACGCTCAGGGCTTACGCAAGTGGGTCTTGTAGGTGTGACGATTGTAAAGCGATAGTTCGAGAGTATCGAAGGTCGCAAAGAGCAAAGTCATACCAAAAGGGTGAGGTCATACTTGATGAACCGAGTCACCTGCCACGAGATACATGGAGAACCATTTGGAACAAAGCAATAGCCAAGTCAGGCATGGGTTGGTATCCAAGAACTCACGATTTACGCCATGCGAACGCAACGCAGTTGTTAAAGAACGGCGTTGATGTCCATGAAGTAAAAGAGCGATTGGGTCATCAATCTATCAAAACTACCGAACGCTATCTCCACCGCGTTCGTCACCAGAAATCAAAGGCGAGTGAAGTTGTCAATGACTTTCTGGGTTAGGAGAACTGATGAAACTAGAAACACAAAATCGGCTTGTAGTGCTGATTCTTTTAACCGCGTTCCTTTCAGGAACATTTGGGATAGGAAGAATCACTCCAGCGTTTAGCCCCACAAAGGCAGAGGCGTTGGAAGCCCAAGTCGAGCAAGAGTCCAGCGACAAGTTACTTGCCAAGTTCGAGAACTCTCACAAGTTGAGTGACCTTGAACTAGTAGCCCTACTGAAAGCAGTTGGGTTCGAAGGACAAGACCTACGAGAAGCATGGGCAGTTGCGAAGAAAGAATCATCGGGTAGACCGCTCGCACATAATGGGAACGCCTCAACAGGCGACAATTCATACGGCTTGTTTCAGATAAACATGCTTGGAGAGTTGGGTGTGGATAGACGAGCGAAGTTTGGATTGGATTCCAATGCCGAACTGCTAAACCCTGTGGTGAACGCTCAGATTGCTTATCACATGAGCAATGGGGGCGAAGATTGGAGTGCATGGAAGGGAATGACTCAGCGAACCAAAGAATGGATAGCAAAGTTCCCTACGGGCAAGCCAAAAGCCAAAGCAATAGCAAAAGGCAAAGGCAAGAACACATAGGTAAAGTGATAGGTAAAGGCTAGAAAGCAAAGTCATACCAAAAGCAATACCAAAAGAGAAAGCCCCTCAATGACGAGGGGCTTTTTCCTTATGTGTTTGATATTAACTTTATCTCACACGCATCAGTTGTGCAATAAGCCTCACCAATCGCATCGGCTGCCATTCCAGCATAGACGCCACTAAAGTCAATTGGGAAGATTTCCATAGTTGCATCGTTATAGAACTCTTCATCTATCTGTGTGTAAGGCATTTGTGGGTAGACGTGGTTGCCACTTGGTAGGAATGAGACTGTCTTCAACTGACCGTCATACATGTGAAGAACAGTCCCAATAGCCGAAGACTCCTTCTCAGGGTCAAATGAGACAGTCACACTTACAGAGTTATCTGACCAGTATCGTTGTGCAGTGGCAGCGAGCGCCATCTTTTCATAAATACTTACATCCTTTTCGGAACGTATAGCATCTGACTTTACTGGAAAAAAGACAACAGAAGTCGTATCAGGAGATTCATTTGCGGGCTCAACTTTATAGTTTGCCATCTTAAATAACGGCAACATTGGGTCATTGTTTGCAAAACGAATAGCACGCATAAAGTATTTACCACCAACAGACCAGTGAACTCCTGGAGATTCACCAGCGAGTATGCTCACAGTCCCGCTAGGTTTGACCGTAGTAGTTTTGATAGATTCACGTACACCGAGCCACTCCGAATAAGACTTATCATAATCTTGGATGACCCCGTATCCTCTATCCATCCACTCACGTAAGGTTGGTAATCCCTTGCTGTCAGCAAAATTGGCAACGCCAGACACTGAGGTACCAATTCTCCGATTACGTTGCATGATTGCATTCGTCTCTTCCCAGTGGGTTGGTAAAAGGGTGACAGTCTTTGCATAGAGATAGGCAAACTTGAGAGTACGGAGGAAATCGTCGAGGGAATCATGTCTGTTTAAGTAAGTTTCTACTAGGGTACAACATTCATAGGATTCAAGAGATTGTTCAGCACATGGGTTATAGCCCACAGCACGCCAATCTTTGTTGTTTTCAGGGTCAGCAAGACGGCCATATTTGCGAGTTACATCCATCCAAATAACTCCTGGCTCACCATTACGAGCAATGCCATCAATAATTGGTGATAAATCTTGTCCAACAGATACCTCAACAGAGTTGTTGGACATCCAACCATGAGCAAGACGCTCTGGATGTTTGTCATAGTTCTTTAGATTAAGGAAATCTTCATCATCAAGTCTTCCCATAAGCAACTCAGCAGAACGGCGAACGTTGCCAGAAACAACACAAACACCAATCATGTTGCCGATGTCTGCAATGTCTCTGCGAGTTAACTTTTGACCTGAACGATTTTCAAACATCTTGCGAATCAAGTCATGTAACTTGATTAACGGGTCTGGTCCTGCTGCGGTTCCTCCAAACGTTTTAATCGGTTCGCCTGCTGGACGGATTGCTTCATAATTGAATACTGGAGTTTTCGAATCTGGTCGTAGGTAAGCATTGATGAGGGCTGCGGTTGATTCAACCCATCCTTCTCTGGTGTCTGGGATGTCATAAGGTTGTTCTCCTTGTGGTTGATAAATGGTAAAGTCTTTATCTGCGCCTTTATCATCGAAGCCAACACCAACTCCCAACATAGAGGCCTCCATGAGGAAAGCGAATGGCTTTGCTGGGTCTGTCTTTGTCATAGACCCCGTGGATACAAAAGCACAGTTCTGTAGGGCTGCAGAGTTTCGTTGGACATTTACTAATGGTGTGCCCATGACCCATAAACCACGTCCTGGTGGTGTCCATTTCAGGTTAAATAGGCGGTCAAACGCTTCCTTAGCGGAGGCTGCTGCTTTAGCATCTGACCAAGGTAGGCGTTGGCTCTTGGCATGGTCTTTCTGTAGAGAGTACATGCCGTTGATAACTCGCTCGCAAACATCAACCCACGTTTCTTTGCGACCATCTTCCTTCAAACGCGAATAGGTACGAAGGAAGGTGATTTCACCTACCGAGTTTCCACCAGCGTCTCGATAACCAAAAGGAGCCTTCTTGTCTTTGTACTGAGCAACAAAATCATCGGCCAATTTAAAAGAAAAATAGTTCATTTCCCCTACCATTTCATAGAATTGTCAAATACCCCTCAAAGGGAGACTTATTGTGATGGGTCAAAACCTATCATGCACTTGTTAACTTTAACTAATACCTAACAGTCAACTGTAAGGTTTAATTACGTTTCATTCCCTGATAACTACTGTTATCAGATACTACTCTTCAATTGATTCAGAGATAATCTTTGTAACAGTATCTTCTTTGAGAGTCTCAGGCAATTCTTTTAAGGCTTGGGCACGGTCTCCAAATATGGCAGAGAGCACTCCACCAGCGCTTTGTCGCTGGGCTGTAATCTGGATAAATTCCTTGTTGGATTCCATTTCTTTGACTTGATTGACTAACTTAAATAGTCGGTCTATTTCTTGTGATACGTTCGGGTCTGCGTATCCACCATTCATTTCTTCGGCAAAACGCATGAACGCTACACGCTGGCCTTGCATCTCAATTATGGCTGTGAGTAGGGCTTTTAATTGTTCCTTGGTCTTAACTTCTACTGGAAGATTGAAGGCACAAGAATTATTAGGCTTGAAAGCAGGGCAATTAGCAGCGACAAAGCAAGTGTTGCACTGACGAATTGAACCACTCTGCGTTTGAATGACGGGTACATCTTTGAGAATATCCTTTCCATCCTCATCTGTTTCTACTACAGTCTTCGTTTTAAAGCCAAATACAGGCAAGTTCTGCATCTCTTCGGGGCTTCGTGGAACCACTTCACTTCGCTCCACTTTCCTCCCTTCTGCTCCACTGTTATCAGAAAGGTACCCCCCTAATTCCATCAAACCCGACATAAGGGGTGTATCACTGTTATCAGATACTTCCTCAACTTTGCCACCCTCAATGATGTGTAAATCGGGTCTCTTTTTATCCATTGACTCTTCCAATCGTAGGTATGACCACACCGCTACCTTAGTGGCTTCAAGGGTACTATCATTGACAAACTCTAAATAGTCCAGTCCTGCTCCCTCTACGATTGCTTTGTAGCGAGGTCTGGCTTGGTCTTTCATCTTCTTGGGATATCTAACTAACTTTGTTCCATCCCAGATGATTGTCTCGCCTCGTCTCATGGGCGATATCCATGACAATGTGCTGGCTGTGGCAAATGGTATCTGTCTTAGGTTGTCTGGCTTGGCACATCCAATGCCATGGTAGTTAGTTCCATACTGTCTCTGGTATGACCTCACGATGCCTGCCAGATTGGTTACTGATTCAATCTCTTCATTGGGTATTGCAACATTTTGGAATTGCTCTGATAATTCTTTGAGGGTCTGTATCCCGTACTCTTGATGCCAGATTACCCATAACTTAGGGTCATTACTGAAAAAGGAACGTTGTTGGGCGACCCATTCTTTGCCCAAAATCTGTGAATCAAACTCTAGGAAGGCTGCGGCCCTGTCAGCGTTGTTAACCAGGAACTCCTGGTAGTCAGCGGCCAAGTCGATAAGTTCCGCTTTGGACAGACCAGACTTGTCCGCTTGTGATGCGCCTGACTCAATATAAACTTTTACATTGTCATCAAAATGTTCGGATATAAGCCATGTCTTTGTTTTTGGTAATCCCCGTTTACGCAAACCCCAATAGTTGAGCCCCATCGACTCAACTTTCATACCCTCTAGAAGGGTGCGATTACTACCAACCTCTGCGCCAGAGAAAATAATCATCAGTCATCCCACAGGGTTGCATCTTTTGGCTGTGCTGCAAACTTTGATTTAGCAATGTTAACTCTTGTAACAGCCTCTTCAATTTGATTCCACGAACGAACCTTGCGAGGAGCATCTGGCCTATGTTCTACTGGTAAGTAACTTGGATGACTGACCAGGAGAGTTGGAACATTCTGGTGCTCAAACACCCACGCACACATCTCTGGGTCAGAGTCAACGTACATTTCAACGGGAGCCTTGCCTCTGCTGAGAAGGAACTGGCGCTTCTTCAAGTCTTCGCCCGTTAACTCAACAGAGTTATCAAGCAAGTCGTCGTAGCCGATGATGCCGTGAGACTGTAACCAATGTTCTGCATTGGCTTTATCATCTTTTGTAATGAGGGCAACACGATGAGCAGTATTGAGAGCGTAGTACAAGATTACTCCTGCTCTGTTTGGTTCTCCAGATTCCGCCTGTAGTACCCCGTTTAACGAAAGTATTATGTTCATTAATTATACGTTTTCTTTGTCCAAAATTGAGTTTGATAACTTCTTAATAGTTTTGACTTCAATTTAAATCTTTCTTTTCTATGCTCTTTCTCTGTCATGGCTGGCAACAATTCGTGTTCCCAATCTTCTCTTTTAAAAGGAAAAACTTGAGCAACAGGCGTGCCTCTTTCAATAATTCCTTCAAAATTTTCTTTTAAATAAACAGTTACAGCCAAGGTTGAATGAAACTTGTCAGTATCTAAAACTCCTGTTACAGTTAAATAAGGGAGTTCGTATCTGTTAAATGGATGGGTTATAAGAACGCTATATCCAGGAGGAGTTTTTATTACTGGGTATACCTCTAAACGCCAAGGAATTGGGTAATAGCCTTCAGGAACAGGAATTCCCTCAGTTCTACTTTTTGGCAAATCTAAATCAAAAATAGGTACTTCGTGTTGATTCCCTTCGCTTTCTCGTTCATATCTACGAACATCCCAAAAAGAAAAGGGTTTTCCATCAATATTTTTTACAAGAATGTCTTGAGGGACAGTTATCATATAACCTGTTGTTAATGCGTCCATATACGGAAGACACTTTTTTACAGTTGCTCTATTTCGTGGAATAGGACGAAGTCTTGAATCTTCAGGAATTCTTTCTGCAGGAATTTCCTTATACCATTTGGGCATAGTTTGTTTTGCAGGTACAGGAGGGTCTTCAACTTCGTACAAAGAAGGTGTTGCAGCAAGAAAACTTATTTTAGGCATTTTTTTCCTTTTTATTGTATGTGCAGTATTCCATTACTTTACTCTGTATGTAGCGGCTCTCCTAATTAAGGTTTGTGTATCAGGCAATTCTACGCCATAAGTTTCAACTGCTTGTTCTTCTTGACGTGCCTTGAGATAGTCATGCATTTTGCGCAGTGCAGGCACAGTTCCGTACTTCTTTCCTGCTTGCCAACGATAGTTGTAAAAATCGTCATAACCCTTACCAAATTCGTTAAAAGCAAGTTTACGAGAACGATGAATGTCGTCAAATAGCATAGCGCCATGTTCAAGAGCCTGCTGTAATTTAAACTCAGCATTGCGACGTGCAGCATCATTAGGAGCAGCCTGCATATCAGTTAGAGCACGAGAATAACGTGCAACAATATCAGAAGCCATAGAGCGGTCTTGTTGCACAGCCTTATCCCACACAGGATTGCTTGGTGCAGATGTTCGACGTGGAAATACAGTCCATTCATTATGCTGTAAGTCGTAAGCAGCATAAGGATTAATAGTACGAATATCTGTAGCACCAGGATTTACATAAAACGTAACTTCAAATCCGTGCCAATCTGTAGTTTCTGGTTGCAAGTATTCACGGAAGTCTTCGTTGAGCATTTTGCTAATCTCTGTGTCAGACAACCCAACGTATTCTGGGTGTGCTCTACGAAATTGAACGTAATCAACGCCAATGAGAACGTCTAAATCACCTGGGTCACGATGTGCTGCCCACTGATATGAAACAGCGGAACCTGCAATCCATGCATGAGCCCAAAGGTCTGGGTGTCGGTAAGTCTCATTCAAGAATCCAAATAAGAGATGAAGAATGCCGTTACGCACCCAGCCCTTGAGAACTGTGCCAGCAAATAACTGTGGGTCTAACGTTTCTTCTGGTTCAGAGAAATAGGAAGTAGAACCTCGTTGAATCTCAACGGGCTCATCTAGACCTAACTGGCGTTCCATACACCTAGTCTATGTGTAATTAAGAGTTAG